TTACCTCCACTGAATCTGTTGCTGGCCTGATTGCGTTGGGTGCGGTGCCGCTTGTACTACTACCCCCGGAGATACGATAAAGCGCTCGACCGTCTCAGTGGTCACAAACGTCGCGCTGCAATTGATGTTTGTGCACTGGTGATACTGCTCTTTGGTCGTGTCAGTAAAATAGCGACTTGTGCGGGCGTGAGCGGCAAAATGGCATTTTGGACAGTGAAACATGGCGAGCACCTCATTTAATTTTCGACGCACTAATTTTACTCAATTTATCATTACATAACAAACAGTTAAGGTAATATCACTGCATTAATTCTTCGCTTTCATACTCCACATCCGAAATCTTGACCTCAAGCTCTAAGCCCGTCGTGTAGCCGTTCCCGTTAAGGTTATGCATCACCCGGCTGATTATCCAAGCCTGCTCGTCTATAACGCGCTTAAAGCCTTTCACCGCCACCGGCGTTTCAGGAAATAAATCGGCGCGGCCAATAGCCAGCGAGATTGAAAACTCCGCGACGCCGCGCTGCAGCTTGTCCCACTTTGCCTGAGCCGCGCGCATGGCCTGCGCCTTTGTCGCGTAGATGGTCGTCAGCTCCAGCACGTTGTCAGACTCACCGGCCATATACTCGCCCTCGCGCGCTTCCTGCTCTTTTTTGGCTTTAGCCCTTGCGGAGGTTTTGGCCGCTTTCGGATGCTGCAGCGCGCGCAGATGCTGCTCTTTAGGCTTGCGCTTGAGCTTCACCTTTTGCTTTTGAGGCTTCGGGTCTTTGGTGTGTAGCCATTTTGCCGTTACGCCGGTGTAGGCTTCCCGGTCAGCGATGGCGAACTGATGCCGGTCGCCGTCGCCGCGCTCGACGGTCATTTGCGGGATAGGCTTGCCACTGGCCGTCTGTGCGCTACCGGCTTTCAGGAATAACAGTTTCCCAAACTTCACCGCGACAGATGCGCCGTTGCGCTCCGCCAGCCGCGCCAGAAATGCCGCGTCAGATTCCTGCGTCTGGTCAATGTGAGATACGGGGATCGCTTTCAGCGTATCTGCCACGCTGGCCGTCAGCTTGTTGCGTGCCGCGATGGTCTCCACAATGACCCCGAGCGTGGTGTCATGCCATGACTGTTCCCGGCGTGAATTAAGCGTCCCGCGAAAATCAGCGCTGCGCCCCCGGATGGTCAGCGTATCAGGCGCGCCCCGGTGCTCGATTTCATCGACCGTGAAACTCCCTTTATTCAGCAAGGCGGATCCCTGCCAGCCTAACCACAGCGTCAGCTTTGCACCACGCGGCGGCAACTCGACAAGCCCGTCGCTGTCATCGAGCTCGATGTCGAGCTGGTCGGCCTCGAATCCGCGATTGTCCGTCATGGTGAGGCTGATTAGCCGGTCGCTGAAATTCTGCGTGATATCATCGTCATCGAGCGTGAGCATAAACGCCGGGCAATCTGCGCCCCGGCCTGAATATTCATCCCCGTAATCATCCCGCCAGCCCTCCCAGCCAGTTACCGGCAGACGTCACCAAATTGTCGGCCTGCGTTTTCAGGTCGCCGTAAATCGCCGCGAGCGACTCATCGACCCGTTTCAGCGAGAGGCTAAACTCGATTTTTCTGGCCGCGCCGTCACTGAATAATTCGCTGTGCGTGTGGGTCACTTTATCGATGACATACATGCCGTGGATCATGCCCGTTCCGTCAATCAGCGGCCACGCCCTGCCTTCGTCGGCCATCAGCTCGATGGCGGTCAGTGAGAGGCGACCGCCGGTGATTTCGGGGTAAAGCACGCCCGAAAGCGTGCGCGAGGTTTCCTCCTCCCCGAGAAACTGATAGGCCGGTGGTTTGCCGATGCGGTCATTTGACGCCCAGCGGTACTCTTTCGAATACTGCATTGACTGATGCGGCAGCGTGCGGCGCTCAAATACAAATAAACCCAGTACCATTAACATGCTTTAGCCCTCATCCGTCATGGCGCATACTTGAGCGCTGACGCGCTCGGTTTTGCTGGTCAAATCTTTCGACAGCTTCGCGGAGCTGCCGGTCAAGGTCTGTACCCGGTGCGATTCCACCATGTAGGGTGATGTTATATTCTGGCTTGCTCTGGTCTACGTAGGTCTTCCCGGCAGGAACCGGCACCAGGTGATACCACTGAGAATCGCCAAACAACGGGGTTGGTCTGACACTGGACTCTTTAACTGAACCCGTTGCGGCATTGGTTTTTGCGGCTTTCTGGTCAAGGTCGCTCGACTCTTTATTGATAACCCCGAGTTTTTCCAGCAGCCAGTTAACGCCGCCGCGCAGTTTGTTGAAACTATTGAGCGGTAACATCAGCGCGTCGGCCAATGCCTTACCGAATAACACCCCCGCATTTTTACAGCGATCGAGCGTCTCCTGCGTTGCCTTCACCGGCGCTATCAGCGCTTTAAACCACTGCCAGACCCCGCGCAATTTATCCATAAATGAATCAAACACCGGCGCGAGCGGGGCAAAGATTTCCGCCACCGGCGCAAAGGCCGCTTTAAGCCCCTCAACCACACCCGAAAAGAAAGCGCTGATGGGCTCCCGGTATTTACGGATGAGCAGCGCACCGGCCACCACGGCAGCGACCACCGCGACCACCGGCAGACTGATTGCCCCTAATGCCGCGACAATGGCACTTCCGGCAGTAGTGAAAACGACGCTCAGCATACCGGCAGCAGCGATAATCGCGTTTATCCCGGCGATGCCTGATGTGCTCTACCTCAGAGATACTGAGGCCGGTCTGGCTGTTTATTCCCAGATAACGCACCGTCATTTAGTGCCCTCCGTCCAGCTTCCGCCCCGTTCGACGCCGCCGTGGTCGTGGTCATCTACCTGCACGCCATTTGAGGTCAGTTTTCCGCCGGTGTGCTCGATGTCGCCGGACATCTTCCCGCCTTTCTGCACTTCGAGCGTGCCGGTCGTCAGCTTGTTGGTGCATACCACCTCGGGCGTATCGAGCGTGATGCGGGTTTCGGCTTTAACCAGCACCATCGGCACGGTGGCCGTAATGGAATCCGACGCGGTGACGTCGGCGGTCTTAATACCTGACACGGTGAGCGCCCCGCTTTCGGGTTCGTACTCGATAACCGCCCCGTCAGGAAAGGCGATGTGAATCGCATCGGGCGAGGTCGACGGCGCGGGATGGTCATCCGAGAAAATGCCCGGCAACACAAAGGCCGTATCGAGCTCACCACCAATGGCCAGCAATAACACCTGCTCACCGACCGAGGGAGCCCACCACGCGCGAGAGCGACCGGCGCGACAGGTTAGCCAGTTTAACCAGGTGGTTTGCATGCCGCCGGTCTGGACACGACACAACCCCTCGACGAGGTTAACGTCGGTCACAATACCGGTGCGGATAAGGTTGCGGATCGCGCGTGCGATTTCCTGCAGAGAATTTAAATTATTCATGGGGAAAGGATGCCGCCAGGCAAGGCCAGCGGCAATCGAGGGGGGTTCTACAAGCTACAGCACAACTTGTGAAAAACTTACCTATAGACGGTAACACGGCGACTTAAAACTATTGGCTCCTTAAGTTCTTCGCAAATGATTTTAAAAAAGATCTCCCCCTCTCCTTGTTTAATCGGAATTAACGTTACCTCATCAAAAATGACAGAGAGGCTCTGAATTAACTTCTTAGCTCTAAGAACAACCTTCCCTTTATCATAATCAATCCAACTAGATGCATTTAACGGAGTGACATTTTTAATATAACGTTCAATTTTCTCATTCGGAAAAGTCAAACCCGGCAAATCGAAATCTTTAAACAATCTCCTTTGTGATGGATCTCTAATTGCAGCCAGGGCGTTTAGTGAAAAATTCCGTCTTTCTAAGCTATCTATTGGCGACTCGGGTTTATCAAGTTTAGGCGGCGTTGTAAATAAACTCTCATTACGCGTATTCAGCGCGATCAAGAAATCAGGCAGCTCAACATGCACATAAATATCAGTAGCAACAACCTTACCTATATTTTCAATTTCTGGAACCACCTTTAAAGAGTGTTCCAAATAGCATTTATGCAAGAAGAGTTTTTTATTATAACTATCAACCTCTTCAGTAGTTGGAAGCCTATCATTATAATCACGCAATTGTTCTTCAGTTATAAAACCAGCGTACTTTTCAGGAATATCTGCTTTGGTTAATGGTTCTGGATAAGGCTCTTCAATCCTACTGGCAAGATTTAAGGTCAAATCACTATCAATCATAGATAATTTCAATGAAGGTGTATCAGCTGACAACTGACTTTCATACATTCTAACCTTTTCTCTCAACTTCCTGTTTTCTGTCGAAAGCTCAGCCAACTCTATTGAAATCTCCTTAGACATCAGCTCATTACCGCGAACCCAACCTATGCGAGGTGTTCTTCGCATAATTTTAGGTAAAGCAATTGCGACCTTAGTTGCCAAATCATCAATCGAATCCCAAAAATCACACATCTTATTAGCTTTTGCTTTTTGAATGAAATTTTCTAAAAGCTGCATTTTAGAAAAATCGCTTTCTCGTTCCTCAGGTGTTGTCCCTACACCTGGATTACGAATAAAAGCCAACACAGGAATCCCTAACTCTTTTGCGTAATCATACTCCATTTCTGTATAGCTTATTCCTGTCTTAGCAATTGAGCCATATTTCTGACCTATAATAATCACATAGTAATCACTGGCCTCAATGGTTTCCTTAATAATATCCCACTGCTCTGAATCGTCAGCACTGAACATCTCCATTCCGACCGGAAAGTGATACAGGCTCAACACAGTCTCGATAATCTTCTTTCGAGCGGCAAATAAATCAGTATAAGTTGAACTAACGAACACCTGATATTTTTTCTCGTCCATAAAGACCTCGCTTATTTTTTCAAAAAAAATAACCGAAAAACATCAGTTAAGTCCATGTTTATTTTATGCCTTTACCTAAGGTGTCACAGATCAACTCCTCAATGACCTTGATATCATGGATAGTCATTCCGAGTAATTGACGTTCAGCATATTGTACCGGTTTAACATTCGGATTCGGCCGATCTTTGAGGCCATACTGATGAACACGCGCGATGCGCTGCACTTTTCCGGTAAATTCAACCACGGCACTGTTTTCACGGCCACTGGCTTTCATGTGCCGGTTAGTGCGCAGCTTCTGAAACATCGCCCGTTTAATCCGCCCGGCCTTAGCCCTCAGCGGCTGACGTTTTCGCGCCTGATACGGCGAGCCGTCCGGGGCTTTTTGCTGTTTGATACGCTGCTGTTGCGCCGTTCTGAGTTGCTTCGCTATCTCTCCGGCAAGCTTTCGACGCCCTGCAGGTGACAGGGCAGCAAGCAGCCCGGCGAGCTTATCGTCAAAGGGTTTAAAGTCATTCATCCCATTTGCTCACCAGTTCGCCGTTGATATAGAGCTCTTTCGGGCGCGTGACGGGCTCAGGCAGTGGCGGCTCCGGGGCATAGCTGACATGCAGCGCGCCGTTTTCCTCTTTGATGATGGTGCGCTCATGGATGCCACCGGCAATCTGATTGACGAGATTTATCAGGATGACCCGGAGCTGGTTGTCATCACCGGGCGTAAGCTGATGGCGGATAAATACTTCCCTATCGTTAATCAGGAGCAGGCAAACACCGAGTCGCTGGCCGCTGACATCATCATCAGCCAGAAGCGAATCGGCAACCTGCCAACCGTGCGCGTGCCGTACTTCCCGGCTAATGCCCTGATGGTGACGCGTCTCGACAACCTGTCGATTTACTTCATGGATGACTCACACCGCCGCGCCATCATCGAAGAACCGAAGAAAGACCGCGTCGAAAACTACGAGTCAATGAATATCGACTACGTGGTCGAGGCTTACGCCGCCGGGTGCCTGATTGAAAATATCACGCTCGGTGACTTCACCGCACCTGCAGCACCGGAAAGCGGAGAGTAAGCCATGACGAGTCCCGCAGCGCGTCACATGATGCGGGTCTCGGCCTCTGAAACTGCGCAGCGGGCTGCAGTCCCGCTGCGTAATGCAACTGCCTATGAGCAGATGCTCGTTAAGCTGGTCGCAGACAACCGCACGCTAAAACAAATCAGTTCAAAAGAGCGTAAAGCCGCGAAAAAACGCGAGCTGCTGCCGTTCTATCTGCCGTGGGTGGCTGGCGTCCTCGACAGTGGTAAAGGGGCGCAGGATGACATCGTCATGACGGTCATGCTGTGGCGTCTCGATGCTGACGATATCGCCGGGGCGCTGGAGATTGCCCGTTACGCCATGACCTATGGACTCACCATGCCGGTCGGTCGCCGTCCGACGCCGTGCCTGCTGGCCGAAGAGGTCACGCTCGCCGTGCAGCGTCTGCTCGCTGCAAAACAGCCGGTCGAACTGGCGAGCCTCCTTGACACCATCGCCCTGACGGAGCGCGCGGATATGCCCGATATCGTGCGTGCGAAGCTGCACAAAATCACCGGCTACGTGCTGCGTGATGCGAAGCAACTGCCCGAGGCGCTGGCGCACCTGCAGCGTGCGATCCAGTTAGAAAGCACTATCGGGGTGAAAAAGGATATCGAGCAGTTAGAGCGTCAGCTCAGGCCAAAACCTGAACCCGCCCCGAAAACCAAAACGACTCAACCGCGCACGCGCAAACCTGCCGCTAAACCGGCGGCACGGCGCGGGCGTCCACCAAAGGCGGCAAAAGCCGCAGGTTAACCGAGTGCTCCCCGAGCCGGGCGGCACGCCGTTCAATGCGGGTATTCCTTACCCTGACTGCGAACGGCGTCCACCGCCCACCCATTACCCGAGGTTGTCATGACGACGCTGATTATTGAGCAAAATAAAGAGCCGCGGGATGTGCCGGGCGTGGTGATACCGCCACCGGGCGTGAGCGAGCCGGTAATCAAAAATCCCCCGTTTTTTCCTGACGTGGATCCGAAGCGCGTGCGGGAGGAAATGCGGTTAGAGCAGACCGTTTCCCCCGTGCGCCTGCGCCGGGCGATTAAGACCGCCATCGCGGAGACGAACGCGGAGCTGAGCGAATGGCGCGAGCGTCAGCTCGAAGCCGGTCACGCCACGCTGGCGGATGTCCCGACCGACCAGCTCGACGGTGAGAGCGTGCGCGTTTTCCACTATTTCAACGCCGTGTGTTCGATGACGATGGCCACGGTTTATGAACGTTTTCGCGGCGTGGATGCGACCGCCAAAGGTGACAAAAAGGCCGACAGTATCGACAGCACTATCGATGAGATGTGGCGGGATATGCGCTGGTCTGTGGCGCGAATCCAGGACAAAGCGCGCTGTATCGTGGGGCAAATCTGATGAAAGCCTACGCGCTGCAGGGCGACACCCTCGACGCGATTTGCGCCCGGTATTACGGGCGCACCGAGGGCGTGGTCGAAACCGTCTTAGAGGCTAATCCCGGCCTGTCTGAGCTCGGTGTTATCCTGCCGCACGGTACGGCAATAGAGCTGCCCGAGACCGACAGCGCGGCCAGAACCGAAACGGTGAATCTATGGGACTGAGTATGGAAAAAATCACCACGTTTATCGCCTACTGGCTGGCCGTTGCGCTGGCGTATCTCGGGGCAATTTCACCCGAAAATATGGCGCTTTACGTGGACGGCGGATGCGCCATTTTTACCGCGCTGACGAATTACTGGTTTAAGCGCAAAACCTATCTCTATCTGCACGCTCGATGACGGGCGCAACAAGGGCTACCGTTTCCAGATGGATTTAAACGACGAGGTCAGTGTCGATATCAGCATCAGCCTCCAGCTCACCGACCAGCGCGTCGAGGTTCGCATAGTCGCCATTTTTACCCACGCGGATCACTTTAGAAATCACCGCGCCTTCCTCGTCGGTGATTTTGGACATCACGCGCGCTGGCGCTTCATTGCGGTACTTCTGCAGCCAGCCGGTCGCCACATCCTGCAGCATCGGATTCTTTTTGCGGTCGGACGTCGCCGCGCGCTCAATGCCGTTGAAACCGGCCATGATGAAATCCAGCGACTGGCGCTTGATAATCGCGTCACGGATACGGGTCTGGAAGTCCTGGAAACGCGACCACAGGTCGAGCTGTTTGTAACGAATATGAAAATCGAAGTTAATTTGTTCGCATTCGTATTTGTTGGACTCCAGCGCGGTGAAATCAGCGGTTTTGCGCTCATCGTCACCGGCGGTATCGGCAGTGCTGGCAATCGTACCGTTAACGCCCACCCCGACTTTTTCGCCTTTCAGCTCGTCGACCGGCACGATGTTGATTTTGGTCAGAAACGCGGATGACATCTGCAGCGTGGTCATCATGGTTTGCGTGACCGACGGCTCGACGGTGAATTTCTTCGCCACGTCATCGGTGGAAACGCCGTTCAGCTCCGCGACGCGGGACAGGTAAGCATTGAATTTGAAACGGGTATCTTTACGCATGGTTATTCCTGTTCAGGTAATAGGTATCTGGCCGGGCAGCACGCCCAGCGGGTTATCAGCAGTTGGTCAGCAACTCGTCGCCCGTACCGCCTTTTGAACGCTCGCGGCGCGGCTGGCGCTAGCTTTCGGTGTTATCGAGGGAGTTTTTGAGGGCGTTACATCATGTACGTTACCGATGCGGCGCAAAGCAGCACCGACGTGGAGTCGCTGCGTGATGCGATGCGTAATTCGAAGGGGCTCGGGAATTTCAAAAACCTGTTTTTCTACGCGCCCAACGGAAAACCGGACGGCATCAAGATCGTGCCGCTGAGTGAAGTCGCCACAAAGGATGATTTTTTCAATATCAAAAAGGTGAGCGCCGCTGACCTGCTCGATGCGCACAGCGTGCCGTTCCAGCTGATGGGCGGAAAGCCCGAGAATATTGGCTCAATGGGGGATGTGGAGAAGGTGGCGCGGGTGTTCGTGCGTAACAAGCTGACGCCGCTGCAGGAGCGATTTAAAGAGATTAATGACTGGCTCGGGATGGAGGTGATCCGGTTCAAGGACTACGTTCTCGATAACTGAAGCTAAGCCGCCATTAAGGCGGCTTTAATTTTACTAGCCTTTGGAGGATTTAGGATCATCTTTTCTTTGGTAAGTTCTTTCCTCTTGAATCTTACCGTCAACATTATGAATTTTGACTGACGCTTTCTTGTCAGACATAAACTCTTGTGTCTGCTTGATCATTTCGGCTTTCGTGTCTGCCGTTTTGCTAGGTTTCGTGTTCCCTTCTTTCTGCAATTTCCACTTATCACCGTCTTTAGTAATGTGATAGTTGTCCATCAATGACCTCCAACCGTTAGTTAGATACAGGGCTTGTCAACCGGATTCTATCTAAAGCGAAACGGCAGATTTGTGAAAGAGATCTCATCCCAAATTAATCATGTTCCCCTCTTCAGCGCGCAATGCTTTCCCCGCCACGCCTGCCCACTTGACGTTACTGAAAAAATGCAAATGCATATTCCTTTGTAAGCCAACTGGGTAGCCAACATTGTTGCAATTAAAGAGTTTGATTATCAAATGCAAATGCATGCACATTCATGCTAAAAAGGGGGCTAAAAAAACGGCAGATTAAATCCACCGTTTCATTTTTGGTAAAGTTAAATTCAGGGAAGAATAATCGCGCCAATTAATACTAGGTGCTTACATAACCCTGTATTATTAAATTCATATAGTTCACACCCAAGCTTTAATTGCCTTTCAATATACGTCCTATCTACAAATTTTTTCCCGAATGCTGATTTAATATGACTAGCTAAAATCTCAGTTGCATCGTGTCCGCGAGTTAAAGACCATGCGAGAGGATTTTCAGCCTCAAGTTTGTCCGCAGTTTCTATTAACTCATCGATAGATAGTGACTTAGACCAGTTGGGTATCGATTTGCGTAAAAGTTCTTCATTTACTTCTAACGTAATAGGGTCATAGAATGGCGTAATGTCCAAACCCTCTAAAATAGAGCCATTGTATGATTTAAGCAAAGCTTGCTCGGCGCAACGATATTTCCCAAACTTTTTAGTCGCTTGAGATAGCAAATCCCTAAGCTTATTGATATGGTCATTATCAATATCAATTCTTAGGCTTACAAGGATTTTATTAAGCGCTCTAGTATTTATTAAAAAAACATCCAAATCATTATAAATATGGTTAAAACCATCATCCACAACGAAATACTTCACCCCAGAGCACCTTCCCAAACCTGCGGATATATCGTAATCAATATCCGCTATTAAGGTCATATGTTCTTTAAATTGACCTCGCACTCTATCACGAGTTAAAAGAGAGTGAATAGCCTCAATTAACGGCTTTCCACAAAAGCCATCAAAAATAAAATCCGACTCTGACCACTGCTTTATGAAATCCTTGTCGGACAACCCTTCAACAAATACTGTATGCTTTCTTTTACTTCTATAATTTTGAATAGCGCGATCTATAACAGTTCTTTCATTATTCTGATATCTATAAAGCGAGCTCGCGGACATAACCACCTCAATCCCTTACGTGTTGTTCGGCAAGTTCAATCACGTTATCCCACCGACCACCAATCAATATCGGTGAATGAGTAGCCATTACTACTTTAAAATCTTTAAGCTCTCTAATTTTATTGACTATATCAATAAATATCTCTTGCCATTCTGGATGGAATGATATTTCTGGTTCGTCAATAAGGACAAGATCACCTTTAGATGCCCCAAATATCATTTTCCCTATCATAACAATTAAATGCTGTTCTCCAGAAGACAAAGTCGAAAGCTCGATAGGACCTTTATCCCCTTTATCAGAAACAACTTCAATACCAAATTCTAAATTGATGTTCAACTTTTTGAACGATAATAAATTATTTACTGATTCTTTGAAGAGAGTTAGATGTGTTGCTAAACTATCAAGAACTTTAAATTTAGTTTTAATATCATCTAAATATGTTTTAAGAACTGCTAAACCAGTTTCACTTGAGTATGCAAAAAACTGATTTAATTGCTCGGTAGTTCTTTCTGTATTATCAGCCAGGATACCTAAAGTTGAGAACCTTTCTTCATAGGTTTGAATATCCTTAATTGCCTTAACAACATCATCAACTGTTGTTTTCCCCTCAGCAGACTCCAAACTTTTTATTAAACGCTGTGGGAATGTTGATTCTCTTCGGCGACTCATTTCAAATTGCTGACGAATACCACTTTGAATTCTTTCTTTAACATCCATAGCTAAAAGATGGATCATACTTTTACTGTGAATTCGATACTTACGTCTAAAGTTTGTCCCTTTATCGAACTCCTGAAAATCGCTTACACGAACTCTGTCGGTAGTTATATAATAGCTCTTGAGATTACTAGCTATATCTTCCACCCACTTTATATCTTGAATCCCTTCTTTGACTGAAGGCATGTTACCGCACATTTGCAGAAGTTTCTCTTTATTATAAACTTCTCCAGTATATTCATTTTCCCACGTATTATAAGCCACACGCTTAATATACGGATGGACAACATCTATCTGCTTCCAGAATGAATCCGAATAATTATCTTCAGCCAAAAGATCAATTATTACAGTGCGATTCCTTTTATCAGTCAAGTCAGTTATTGTAATAATTTCATTCAGTTTTTTAAATTGAATACGTTTATAACCCGACTCTAAAACCTGCCCATTCTCAAAAATAGACAACTGTTCATCTGGACTATAAGTCTTTCTCGCGTCTTTTTGCGAATAACCAATTAAAAAAGTTGCCTCATTAAAAGTTTCCGCAAAAAAAGAATGGTAGTTTCCATTGGTTAAATTATAGACAAACCTTAATATGGTAGACTTACCAAAACCATTAGGTGAAGTAATAATATTGATATCTTTATCAAATGATATTGTGTAATCAAATCTATCGAATAATCCTTTAATTGACACAGACACTATTTCTAATTTCATACCTTTCCCTCATGTGTCATATCGAGTACGTTACGCCTTAAAGTTGAGCACGCCAGAAAAATCCGCACTCACATTCGGCTTTGATATTGTACATGGGGAAAACCTATACCGAAAGCTCTGTTTGAACCGTTCTTTGATTTTCCATGCTCACAATACGCTCGTATTAACTATCCTCACTGACTAACGCAGAGTTGCCATTAAGAAATTAAGCCACTGAAAATAAAGGTAAAACACTGACATCCATTAAGTAGCTAACCTTTATCTAGTCGGCGGGACTTATGAATTAATTTATAAATTAAGGCACTGAAATGTTCCCGTGGTTATATCAATAATGTGACTAACTAGAATTTTAGCCTCTTCTATTGCGATATTTTTCCCACAGTTATTGACAGGACTCCGAGGCGCGGCAATGCCGCTTTTTAAAGTCAAAGGCTCAACGGCCAAAAGCTTTGAAACAATGCGCCATTCGGCTGTCCGGGTAACACGTACCAGCTCAGAGCCCAAGTGCGGGGCGTAGATGCCCACAACTCTCTCTATATCCTCTTCGTAGGCGTTGACCTCATCAGTCACGTTACGAGCCACACGGACAGTCTGGCTATCGCGTGGAACATTCGCCCCACCCTGCGCTACGATATACAGGTCAAATTCACCTTCATCAGCTGCAGCTCTGGCCGCCTCGACACGCTCATCGAATTCATCAGCAATGCTTACCCCGCGAGGCAGTTTTCGCAGTTCGCGATATGCGCCCATCGTCGGCAGGCCAATTGATTTAAATTGCGGGATACGCCATGTTGACGCCCATGCGGTTACCGCTGATGCGGTATCGGTTAGAGGCTTGCCGGTGTCGTGATCGACCTGACCATCGAGCGCGTAACCATCGATATTCTTCGCGATGTATTTTGCAATGTAACCGACTGCGCCACCTTGATTGAGGTGCTTCGCTTCAAAGCGCTGTGCTGCAGCTCCTTTTTCATCGCCATCTTCTTTTAAGGCATAACGGCGCATGATTTCGGTGATGTGTTTGCGTTGCTCTGGTTTGCAAAAAAGCATCATATGCCAGTGCGGAGTCCCGTCATGATGCGGCTCAACAACACGCATCCCGTAGACCTGCAGACCGTTATCTTTAAAAGCTGTACGCATCAGGCTCCAGATACGGCACAAATACCGCTGTCCATCCTTGGGCGTAAAGGCGGTTTCATTCCATCCGTGGTTAAGCTGCACCGTCTTTTTGTCGCCCTTTCCAACCTGACGTGTCGGGTGATACTTCGACGGCGTGGTGATAGTGATAAACAT